GCGTCTCGGAATAGTTGAAACATGGCTTGTTGGCCGTTGTCGAGTGTCGTTATGTAGCACTCGTACAAAAAGGTTTGTAGCTCGTCTGTCATTAGGTACCTCTAGCTTTCCGTCGGTAGTCCAACGGTAGTGCAGGGTGCTACGCGGTTGGTGGATTATCCCCGAACACCAATAAAAACGCGGCTTCGACGGCTTGCGGGTTGTCTGCCATGGCAGGCGTTATTTCTACGTGCCACCAATCGCCACCGGGTGCACCACTTATTTCGGGTTTGCTGTAACTACTCCACGCTTGACGGTCACAACGCCAGCCACGGCCAAAAGGTTTTGGAAAGTAATCCAAAATTGCTTGTACGCCTAGCGCGTTAGCGTTGGCAACAACCTTGTTAATAAACTCGAGCGACGTTTTACGGCCTGTTGGTACACCCTTGTTTTTGTCTGCCATGTAGCGCCAGCTCAAGTCAACGGCGCGGCCCGTGGCGTGTACTGACAAGCTGCCCGGCTTGCCTTTCATATCCCTCTGCCCAAAACTGCCGTTATTCCATAAACTTTTGTTGCTGTATTTAATCGCGCATTTAATCCATGCGTCCATACCGGCACGTGGTGCGGGTGCTGCCCCGTCGGCGTTGCCTATGTAATCTCGAGCGCCCGGCACACCCGGCTTAGCTTTAGCAACGGTCATTGGTCAAGTTGTGGGGTTTTGCTTTTAAGGCCGTTAGACGCGACAAGGCCCGACAGGGTGCCGGTCAAAAACACTAGCAAAGTGGATAGTAGGTCTATTAGTTGGGCGTCTGTAGGCGCTTGTTTTTCAGGTTGGTCTACAAAAAGCACTCCGTAGATAAATGCAAATACGGTAAAAGTAAAACATACCGCTAACAAACGGCCAACAAAAACTATTAGTGCCGCGTGTTGTTGTTCAGGTGTTTTAGCCATTTTCGCAACTCGCTTTCGTAAAACATTGGTAGGTAGTATTTTGTTTAGAAATTGTGCAACCATTGAGTACCGCCGCTATAACTGCAACCATAAAGAGCAGCGCCGCATATTTTGCCCATCGCATTATTACTCGGGCAAATGGTCGGGCGGTGCTGGGGGTGGTGGAGTAAAATCTTGTGTTGTTTCGTCGTAAATATAACCTATGCCTGCATAAGTTTTGTTAGGTAAATTGACAAATGTTTCTACCCATGTACCTGTGTAACGGTTAGGGTTTGCTTCAAGAAAGTCACGCTGTACAACAGCGACATTCGTGACCACATTGTTGTCGTCAATTTGTGCAAAATACTGTGGGACGCTCATACCTTAAACCTCACATAAACTATGCCGCTACCGCCAGCACCTGCTGTTCCTGTACTGCCGCCATGACCGCCGCCACCTGAACCTGTGTTTGCTGCTGCTGTTCCTGCGTTTCCTGCACCTGAACCGCCAGCACCGCCAATAGAAGAACCACCAGCGCCACCAGTAGTACCACCACCACCACCGCCAGCGGCCTTAAACAATGCCGAACCACCAATAAAAGTAGAAACATCTTTACCAGCGCCACCAGCGCCACCAGTAGTAGTAACAGGGCTACCCCCAACAGCACCAGAACCGCCGCCACCAGCGCTTCCATTACCAGCAGCGCCGCTACCCATGCCGCTACCGCCAGAGTTGCCAAAAGCGGCAGTCAAACTGAGTGCACCTGTGTTGAAAGTACCACTAGCACTTGAGCGAGCACCACCGCCGCTACCACCACGATTGCACAATGCAATATCGCCGCCGCCACCGCCACCACCAGCGGCAGAAACAAAAGTGCCGACAGATGTACCGATACCAAAACCTCCAGCGTCAGTAGCGTTGCCTGAGCCAGTAACACCAGCAGCACCGCCTGCACCGATAGTTACTGTTGCATTGGCGGTCAAATAAACTGTTGTTTGTATCAGTCCGCCAGCGCCGCCGCCACCAGCACCAGCACCGCCTACCGATGTAAAACCGCCGCCAGCACCACCGCCAACAGCCAACACATCAAACAACCCCGACTTAGTAACAGTCAATGTTCCGTCACTTGTAAAAGTTAGCAGCGTGTAATTTATGCCGCCGACAGTAATGCTCGACGAACTTCCACCAGTTGCTGTCCCATAAGTTGCACCGCCACCGCTAAAAAAAATAGCAGCACTAGCACTAGTAAAATAAAGCGTGCCACCCCCCCATTGTGCCAACGCTAAAGAGCCAGCGGTAGTTACCGTTGCCGTGCCAGCCGTAATTGTGCAAGTGCCGGCACCAATGTTTTGTATAAAAAGGTTGTCGCCCGCTTGAAATAACGACGTGTTAACCGTAATGGTTGTTGCGCCTGCCGCGTTCATTTGTACGCGCTTTCCAGCGTCGCCAGCAACTAGCACGTAGCTAGCGGTTTGTGCGTTAATTGGTACGTTAAACGTCGAGTTAAGTTGGCTGGCCGTTAGTACGGCGCCACTTGCAAAAGGGTACGGGGTTGTTGCCATATTGGGTACTTTATCCTAAAACGGGTTGTGGGTCGGTTATTCCTAAAATTCCATAAATGGCGTCGTCCAAAATAAATTCGTACACAATGGTTGTAGGGCTGGTACTGATTAGGACGCTATGCCCGGTAGCAAAATTTAGGCGGTGCTCTATGCCCTCGATTGCTAGCTCTTGGGCTAGCTCGCTGGTTGTCAGGCCCGTGGTAAAAGTCTTTTCTATGGTTATTGTGTCGCCAATTTCAAGGGTGGCTACCGTGTCGCGTTGTGCAGCTGTTAGGACGGTAAACGTCGTTTCTACGGACGTGTAGCGGGCCTCGGGTTGGCCGTTTAGTAGGTAGTCGGCGGCGTCGTCTATGGCTGTTTGCTCATGTAAAAGGCTATTACCAATGTTGGTGGTTTGTATAAAGTACGTGGCAATGCTGCCAGCGTCTACAGCGGTAGCGGTTTTGTCGTCGAGGGCGGTGACTACGGCTCGGTTTATTACTTGGTCGGCTTCAAAAGATATGCCTACGCCAGTAAATTTAAGGGTGCCGAGTGCGCCGTCGTCGTGGAAATCTGCCGAGCTGCCCGCAAGGGTGTTGCCTATCCTGTTTTGAAAAGTTAGGACGCCCGCTCGAGACATAAACAGCCGCCCGAATTCGGCGGTGTCGTTTATTTGGGTTAGGTAATTAAGTACGTTGGTACCGGCTGGCACGGTGTAGGCGCTGTCGTGGCCAAGGTTTACGGTGCCTGTAGCAATGTTTCGGGCCGCTAACGGAAACGCTACTTCGGGCAAATCTAAAACGGTTTCTATGCGCTCGCCCTAGGTTTCGGGGGTTACGTTAAGCTCGTTTAATACGGTTTGGCTTAGCAAATAGAATTGGTCGGCGCAATAAACCTCTACCGTGTCAGTACCGCCAAGCGAAAAGTTGTAGTCGTAGTTGACTATGTAGCCGTTAAAAATGTATTGCGGGGCGTTTAGCGTGTCGTAACGTAGTAGGCGTACCTCGCGCATTGGGGCTAGTCCGGGCAAAGATTGTGCCGTGTCATAAAAGGGCGAGTCGGTGTTAAATGGGTTAAATACGCCGCCCGCCAATGTGTCGTCGAGGGTAAAGGTCATGGTGCCAGCGCCGAACGTGTCGCCTTGGTCGCGTCGTCCACGTCGTACGTTGACGTTTAGCGCACCGTCTAAAACGCTTGCAAATTCGCCTATACCGTCCAACACGTACTCGGTATTGTTGAGCACCCCGCTCGTAGCGTCGTCAAGCGTAAACGCGTTGAGCTGGAACCCTGTCGCTATTTGTAGGTCATAATTGCCCGATTGGACTACAGCAACAGCCATGTTAAGCCACGTTTAATTGCAGCGGGCCAGCGGTACGCGAATATGCCCGCAACGCGTTAACAACGCTTTGCCCTATTTCGGCGCTAGTTGACAAACCGCCAGCCACGTTAATTGTTACGCCGCTACCGCCCATGTTGCCCATTTGTGACAACGGGATTACAGCCTCGGGGCCTGCCTCGCCAATCATGGCAAGCGTTGGCCCGGTCACTATGCCGCCGTCGGCCATTTTAGGTATCGAGCTGCTAATAGTGGAAACAATACGGTTAACGCGTTCGGTTACTACTACGTCAATGTTTACCGAGCGCTTAAGCTTTGCGGCTATCTCGTCCATTTTTGCCATAAGTTTTGGCGTTAATTTGGTTAGCTCTGCCTCAAGGCCGTTAACAATAAATTGGGCTTGGTCAACGCCTGTCTTGTACCAATTATTGGCGGCTTGTAGTCCTACCTTGTCGGCTGCCCGTTGAGCGGCCTCTACAAGCGCGTTAGTTTCGTCTATAACGGTTTGCCCGCCCTTGACAAGCTCTAGCGCTATTTCGGCGCCAGCGACGTTGCCAGCGTCCATAACGTAACCCAATGCGTCTTGGCTTAAACCCATTTCCAAGGCTTTGCCAAGGTTGGTGGAATACTCGACAATGCCCCGTACTTGCCCACGTAGCGCGTCTAAAAAGCCTTTAAAACCGTAGTCGCCAGCCTCAAGCGCGGCGTTAAAGTCAAGCGCGCCCTTTACGGCGTCGCTTACCTTGGTAGCAAAATCGTTAAATTCGCCTTGCGCCTCGGCCAACTTATCCTTAGCGGTGTCTACAGCCTCGGTAAGTTTTTCTTTAAGCGCCTCGGCAAAACTCTCCACCTCTTTTTTAGCGCCGCCCACGTTGTCTTTTGTTTCTTTAAATTTAGAATTAAATACACCGGCAGCGTCCGCTACGCGCATTTGCTGTTGAGCCGACAAACCAAGCGCCTTGTTGTAAGCGCCTGTTTCTTGCTCGGCGTCAAAATAGCCCGAGCCAATAGCCTGCAAGCCGTTAACAAACAACGAAATAGGGTTAATGAGCTCGCCAATTAACTTGCCAAATTTGCCAACCTTTATGGTTGCGTTGGTTGCCGGGGTAGGCATATTGCTAAACGCGTCGTTAATTTTTACTAAGCCGTTAGCAAAATCAGTTGCCGCTGGCAATAGTTGTTGGCCTAGTTGTATTTGAAAGTTTTTAAACAGGGCGCTAAGGGTGCGCTGCTTGTTTGCGAGGTTGTCGGCTGTCCTAGCAAAGTCGCCTTGCGCGTCGCCTGTCTGTTTGTAAATAGCGGATTGTGCCGCCAAAATCTTTTGTTGAGCTGTAAGCGCACCGCTGCCCTTGTATATGCCTAATTCCATTGCCTCGGCTTTTAGGGTGGCGTCGTTGAGCAATACACCAAAACGGCGTAAAGGCTCTGCCTCGCCACGTAGGGCCGCGCCAATGGCCTGTACGGCTTCCTCGGGCGTTGTGTTGTTAAACGAGGCTAGGTCAGTAGACAGCGTTACAAAGTCGGTTGTAAACGTGCTTAAATCCTCGCCAGCCAACCCGGCAGCTTTACCGAATGTGCCGAAAGCACCGGCAGCGTCGAGCACCGATTGCTTAGACTGGCCAAGCTCTCGAGCGGCAGTATTGGCAAAATCTTTAACGCTCTTGGACGCCCGCCCAAAAATTACGTTTACCTTGCTTGTTGCTTCCTCAAAATCTGAAGCCGCTCGAATAGCCGGGGCAATAACTTGCGTAATAGTGCCAATGGCGGCGGCGGCTGGCAGCAATGCGCGCTGCAAAATAAAGCCCGCTTTTTGGCTGGTTGTCGTCAGGCTTTTAAATTCGCGTTGAGCGTCGGCAATACCCTTACCGTTAAAGCTCGTAAAAATACCAATGTTAATTGCCACGCGTTACCACCAAATTACGGTTTGTTTGTTCCATAACTTTACCCACAATGCTTAGTAGCTCGGCGGTTACTCCCGGGCGGTTGTTTTCTACGGCCTTGTCAATGACTCGCGGCGCGTCGCCTACCTCTTTGTTTAGGTTGGCTATAAACGCGGTGTTGCGTATTCCGCTAATGCCCGCGCCTGCATGGTCATAAATAGCGCCCGCAAAACTCTTTTGTTGAATAACCATTAGCTGATATGGCTTGGCACCGTACACAACTTGGCGGGTGTAGCCGCCTTGGTTGAAATCTACGTAACGCTCACGGGTGGCACGTACACCAACGCGCACGTTAAAGCCGCCTTGCACCTCGGATACGTTCCAAGCGGCCTCACGGCCTCGAATAAGTGAGCCACGGCGCATACCGGATAGCGGGGCACCGTCGCTACGCGATTGGGTTTGCACCATTTGGCGGGCCTCTTGCACAATTTGATTGCCAACGCTTTTAATGTCTTTAGTTACTTGCCGCCTAATTTTGCGGTCAATGTCGTTTAATTCTTTAAGCGCCGCCTGCACCCCATATACGTCTATGTTTGCGGTTGTTGCCATGGCGTCGCTACCTTTTTTTGTGTGCCTCTGTCAACACTTTAGCCACCGTCTGCAAGTCTTGTAGCTCAAACGGGATATTAGGCGGCCACCAACCGACAGCTACTAGCACCTCGGCTAGCTG